ATGTCCTCCATTCTTCTCACCGCTCCCGCGGTCGAGCCGCTGACGCTCGCCGAGGCCAAGGAATATCTGCGCGTCGACACTGGCGACGATGACGACGTCATCACTGCGCTGATCGCCGGCGCGCGCGTTCATGTCGAGGCACAGACGCGGCGCGCGCTCATCACGCAGAGCTGGCGGCTGGTGCGCGATTGCTGGCCGGCCGACGGGCGTATTGCGGTTCGACCGGCGCCGCTGCGCAGCGTGGTTGCGGCGCGCTATTACGACGAGGCCAACGTCACGCACGCGATCGACACTGGCGCGTTCGTCGTCGACACCGCCTCGTCGATGCTTTCCTTCGCGCCGTGGTCGATGCCGGTGCCGGGACGCGACGCCGCCGGCATCGAGATCGACGTCAGCGTCGGCTATGGTGACGCGGCGTCCGCCATTCCCGAAGCGCTGCGCCAGGCGATGCGGATGCTGATCGCTCACTGGTACGAGAATTGCGGCCTTATCGCGTTCGGCCAGACGGTCGCGGTGATGCCGGTGGCGACCGCGGCGCTGATCGCGCCGTTCCGGATGCTGGCGCTATGACGGAGATCGGCGACCTCAATCGACGGCTGGTGCTCGAAGCGCCGGTCGAGACCGACGATGGCGCAGGCGGCGTCACGCGGGGCTATGCAACGGCCGCGACCGTGTGGGCTGCGATTACGCCGGTCAGCGCGAAGGACAGCGTCGTCGCGGAGGCGCTCGGCGATACGGTGACGCACCGCATCGTCATTCGTCCGGGGCCGACGCTGACTACGCAGCATCGCTTTCGCGACGGCGCGCGGCTGTTCACTATCGCCACCGTGCGCGAGCGTGAAGATCGCCGCTTCCTGGAAATCGACGCGCAGGAGCGCACTGACTGATTCACCTCTCCCCGCGTGCGGGGAGAGGTCGACTGAGCGTAGCGAGGGAGGGTGAGGGGGCCTCTCCGCGATTCTGAGCCCAGCGGCAACGCCCCCTCGCCCCAACCCTCTCCCCGCAAGCGGGGAGAGGGAGCCGACGCTCTGAGAGAGAAATTAAAACATGTCCACCGCATCCGTGGCGCTGCGCGCCGCGATCCACGATTCGCTCAACGCCTACGCGCCGCTCACGACCTTGCTCGGCGGCACGCGGGTCTACGACGAGCCGCCGCGCGGCGCGGCGTTTCCCTACGTGACGCTCGGCGAAGCGCGCATCGCCAATTATTCGACCGGCACCGAGGAAGGCGAGGAGCATCAGCTTACGCTGCACGCCTGGTCGCGCCAGGGCGCACATCGCGAGGCGCACCTCATCGCCGGCGCGCTGCTGCAGGCGCTCGATGACGCGCCGCTGACGCTTGACGGCTACCACCTCGTCAATTGCCGCTTCTCGACCGCCGACGTGCGGCGCGAGTCGGATGGGCGCACCTATCATGCACTCGTGCGATTTCGCGCGGTGACCGAGCCCACGTAGTCGCCTCACGTAATCGCCTCATGGTGAGGAGCATCGCGTAGCGATGCGTCTCGAACCATGCGGTGCCCGGGCCTCCGTCCTTCGAGACGCCGCCTTCGGCGGCTCCTCAGGATGAGGAATTCAAACGGAGAAATTCATAATGGCTGCCCAGAAAGGCAAGGACCTGCTCGTCAAGATCGCCGACGGCGGGGGCTTCACGACGGTTGCGGGCCTGCGCACGCGCCGGCTTTCGTTCAACGCCGAAACGATCGACATCACCAATGCCGAGTCCGTGAACCAATGGCGCGAGCTGCTCGACGGCGGCGGGGTGCGCCGCGCTTCCGTCTCCGGTCGCGGGCTGTTCAAGGATGCCTCGACCGACGCACTCATGCAGCAGACGTTCTTCAACGGCTCCGTGCTCAATTATCAGATCGTCATCCCGGCGTTCGGCACCGTGCAAGGTGCGTTCCAGATCACCAGCCTCGAATTCGCGGGCGAGTACAACGGCGAGGTCACCTACGACCTGTCCCTCGAATCCGCCGGCGCGCTGACGTTCACCGCGGAGTAGATGGATGGCCAATCATCACCGCGGCGAGATCGACGCGGAGATCGGCGGTGCGCGGCGGCGGCTGGTGCTGACGCTCGGCGCGCTTGCCGAGCTTGAGGCCGCGTTCGGCGCCGACGATCTCGTTGCGCTCGCCGAGCGGTTCGCGGGCGGCCGGCTCAAGGCGCACGATCTCGTCTGCATCATCGCGGCCGGTTTGCGTGGGGCAGGGGAGGCGGGCAGCGACGACGAAGTTTCGCGCATGGCGGCGCCGGACGGCGCCCAGGGCTACGTGCGCATCGCAGCAGATCTTATCGCCGCGACTTTCGAGGGCGCGTTGCCGGAAACAGCGGGCCGTACTCCGGCGGGCCCTCGGCAGCCGCAGGACGCGCGAGCGTGAAGCCTTCGCCGTTCCCCTGGGAACGCGCGATGGGTTTCGGGCTCGGCGTCCTGCGGCTCGCGCCCGACCATTTCTGGCGGATGACGCCGCGCGAACTCGCGCGCGCGATCGAGGCCGTGACCGGCCGCGGCGGCGCGGCGCTCGACCGCACGGCGCTCGACGAATTGATGACGAGGTATCCCGATGTCCGATGACACCTTGAGCAGTGCAAGCAGCGACGCGCTGAACACCGGCTCCGATCTCTCCGGCGTGATGGATGGGCTGCAGACGCGCACCAACAATCTCACGGTGAGCGTTGGCGGCTTCGCGCGCGCGATGAGCCAGGCTTTCACGCAATCGACCTCGGGCGGCAAGCAACTCGACGACGTGATGAAGAGCCTGGCGCTGCGGATCTCGAGCCTTGCGGTGACACAGGCGCTCAAGCCTGTAGCGAGCGGCATCAACACCGGGCTCAGCCAGCTGTTCGGCGGCTTGTTCGGAACCGGCAGCAGCGGCGGGAGTGCGAATCTCGCCGCCGCGATGGGCGCGATCAAGCCATTCGCCTCCGGCGGTGTGATCGGCACACCGACATATTTTCCGCTTTCGACGGGCGGGCTCGGTCTTGCGGGCGAAGCGGGCCCCGAGGCCATCCTGCCGCTGACGCGTGGCGCCGACGGCAGTCTCGGTGTCGCCAGTTCGGGCGGCGCCGGCGGCAACGTCACCATTCAGATCGCGACGCCCGACCTCAACAGTTTCCGCCGGTCCGAAAGCTATCTCACCGGCCAGATCGCCCGCGCCGTCGGGCGCGGCCAGCGGAGCATGTAATGACGGCCGCATTCCACGAAGCCTTGTTCCCGCTCGACATCGCGCTCAAGAGCGCTGGCGGGCCGGAGCGCAAGACCGACGTCGTCGTGCTCGGCTCCGGCCGCGAGGAGCGCAACGCCCGCTGGGCCAATTCGCGGCGGCGCTACGACGCCGGCTATGGCGTCAAGACCTTGTCGGCGCTGTCGGCGGTCGTCGCCTTCTTCGAAGAGCGGCGCGGAATGCTTTACGGCTTCCGTTGGCGCGACCGGCTCGACCAGACTTCGGCGGCTCCCGGCAGCGCGATCGCGCCGCTCGACCAGGTGATCGGAACCGGCGACGGCACGACTGCGACGTTCCAGCTCGTCAAGACGTACGGCACGGTCTATGCGCCGTACCTGCGCGTCATCGCCAAACCTGTGCCGGACACCGCGCGCGTCGCGGTTACCGGAGCCGAAGTCGCCGCGGGCACGGCGTTCACCTGCGACACGACAACCGGGATTGTCACGTTTCTGTCCGGTCACGTGCCGGCGCCGGGCGCCGCGGTGACCGCCGGATTCCAGTTCGACGTGCCGGTGCGCTTTGACACCGATTATCTCGAAGTCGACCTCTCGGCTTTCACTGCCGGCGCGATCCCGAAAATTCCGCTGGTGGAGATCAAACTCTGATGCGCTCCATTCCTTCTGCGCTGCAAACGAAGCTCGATTCCGGCGTCACCACATTGTGCCGTTGCTGGCGCGTCACGCGCAGCGACGGTGTCGTGATGGGATTTACCGACCACGATGCGGACGTCGTGCTCGACGGTGTGACCTGCCGCGCCGGCAGCGGGCTGACGGCTTCGGAAGCGACACAACAGCTCGGCCTCGCCACCACGGGCGTCGAAATCTCCGGCGCGCTCGCCGATGAATCGCTAAGCGAAGACGACCTCGCCGCCGGGCGCTACGACGCCGCCGATATCGAAATGTGGCTGGTCGACTGGAGCGATCCGTCGCTCGCCGTGCTGCTCGCCAAGGGCATGATCGGCGAAGTGCGGCGCGAAGCGACGGCGTTCACTGCAGAGCTGCGATCGCTGGCGAACCGGCTCGACGAGGAAAGCGGCCGGCTTTTCACCGCGACCTGTTCGGCCGATCTCGGCGACGCGCGCTGCACCATCGATCTGAGCAGTCCAACCTGTCGCGGCAGCGGCACCGTCGCGGCGCTCGCGTCGGCGTCGAGCTTTCGCGCCAGCGGGCTCGATGCGTTTACCGACACCTGGTTCACGGCGGGCAAGCTGACGTTCACATCAGGCGCGAACAATGCACTCTCGGTCGAAGTGAAGACGCACCGCGTCGCGTCCGACGGCGTGCTGATCGATCTTTGGCAGGCCATGCCGCAACCGATTGCGGCCAGCGACACCTTCGCCGTCACCGCCGGCTGCGACAAGCGCTTTGCCACCTGCCGCGATCGCTTCGCGAACGGCATCAATTTCCGCGGCTTTCCCACCATCCCGGGCGATGACTTCGTGACGAGCTACGCGGTGCAGGGCGGGCCGGGTTACGACGGGCTGAGCCTGACGACGGCGGAATGATCAAGACGATGACTTTGAAACGCTCTGCCATCGTTGCCGAAGCGAGGGCATGGATTGGCACACCCTATCGCCACCAGGCCTCGCTCAAGGGCCTCGGCTGCGACTGCCTTGGCCTGGTGCGTGGTGTGTGGCGCGCGCTGATCGGCGCCGAACCCGAGTTGGTGCCGCCCTATGCGCCCGATTGGGCGGAGGCGACACAGCGCGAGGCGCTGGCGGATGCAGGAATCCGGCATTTTGCGCCGGTGGAATTGTCCGCAATAAAGTCCGGCGACCTTGTGCTGTTCCGCTGGCGCGCCGGGCTTCCGGCCAAACACGCCGCGATCGTCAGCGCAGGTTCGTCGATGATCCATTCGCATTCGGGCGCCGTTGTCGCCGAGGTGGCGATCGCGCCGTGGTGGCGGCGGCGGCTCGCCTACGCCTTTCGTTTTCCCGGAGTGATCGACTGATGGCTGCGCTCGTTCTTTCCGCCGCCGGTGCTGCCGCGGGCGGCGCCGTGTTCGGCCCAGTCGGCGCCATCGCCGGACGCATTGTCGGCGCGCTCGCCGGAAATGTCATCGACAACGCACTGCTCGCCGGTCACACCAACCGCCAGGTCCAGGGCCCGCGCCTTTCCAATCTCAACGTCATGGTCTCGACGGAGGGCGCGCCGATCCCACGCGTCTATGGCCGTGCGCGCATCGCCGGCCAGGTCATCTGGGCCACCAGCTTCGAAGAAGACGTCAACACGACGACGGACACCACCGGCGGTGGGGGCAAGGGCGGGGGTGGCGGTTCGACCACGACAACGACCGCGACGACCTACAGTTATTTCGCCAATTTTGCCGTCGGCCTGTGCGAAGCACCGATCGCGGCCGTCAAGCGCATGTGGGCGGACGGCAATCCGCTCGATCTGACCGGCGTCACGGTGCGCATCCATCGCGGCGATGAAGGCCAGTCGCCCGACGCGCTCATCGTCGCCAAGGACGGTGCCGCCAACGCGCCGGCCTATCGCGGTCTCGCCTATGTGGTGTTCGAGCGGTTGCCGCTGGAGAATTTCGGCAATCGCATTCCGCAGCTCACATTCGAAGTCGAGCGGCCGATCGGCAAGCTCGAGACCATGGTGCGCGCGATCACGCTGATCCCCGGCACGACCGAATTCGGCTATGAGCCGCAGACCGTCGTTCAGAATCTGGGACCCGGCCAGTCGGGACCGGAAAACCGCCATATCGGCTACGCGGCGTCCGACATCGAGGCTGCGCTCGACGATCTGCAAAGCATCTGCCCGAACCTTCACCGTATCGCCGTCGTCGTCGCGTGGTTCGGCAACGATCTGCGCGCTGGAGAATGCGTGCTCAAGCCCGGCGTCGAATCCACAACCAGACAGACATATCCGATTGAGTGGTCGGTTGCCGGGATTGGCCGCAGCGACGCGCATGTCGTGTCGACATTCCACGGCCGGCCAGCCTACGGCGGCACGCCCTCAGATCAATGCGTGCGCGACCTGATTGCGAACCTCAAGGCGCGCGGGATCAAGATCACGCTTTATCCTTTCGTGATGATGGACATCCCGGGCGGCAATGGTCTCCCGGATCCATGGACCGGCGCGGGCAATCAACCGGACTATCCGTGGCGCGGCCGCATCACTTGCTATCCTGCGCCGGGGCAGGCCGGCTCGCCCGACGGAACCAGCACGGCAGGCGCGCAGGTTGATGGGTTCTTCGGCATCGGTGATCCCGACGCCTGGGGCTATCGCCGCATGGTGCTGCATTACGCGCAGCTTGCGGCTGACGCCGGTGGCGTCGACGCCTTTCTCATCGGTTCGGAACTGCGCAATCTGACGCGCGTGCGGTCCGCGTCTGGCGTCTATCCGGCCGTGATGCATCTGACGGAACTCGCGGTCGATGTGAAGGCGATCGTCGGCGCCGGCACCATCGTCACCTATGGCGCCGACTGGACCGAATACAGCGCGCACGTCGTCGATCCCGCCGCGCAGGAGGTGCGGTTTCCGCTCGATCCGCTCTGGGCTTCCTCCGCGATCGACGTGGTCGGCATCGACTATTACGCGCCGCTCGCCGACTGGCGCGACGGCTCCGATCATCTCGACCGCGCGCTGGCCAACACGGTCTACGACACCAAATATCTGGCCGGCAATTTGCGCGCCGGCGATGCCTACGATTGGTATTACGCGACCGACGCCGACCGCAATACGCAGACCCGCACGTCCATCACGGATGGCCTCGGTAAACCCTGGGTGTTTCGCGTCAAGGACATTTGGAATTGGTGGGGCAACGCGCATTACGAGCGCGTCAGTGGCGCTGAACTGTCGTCGCCGACGGCCTGGTCGCCGCAGTCGAAGCCGATCTGGATCACCGAGATCGGTTGCGGCGCGGTCGACAAGGGCGCCAACCAGCCGAGCGTGTTTCCCGATCCGAAATCAGTGGAGTCCGGTCTGCCGTATTTCTCCGACGGCACGCGCGACGACTACATGCAGCGCCGCTTCCATGAGGCCGTGCTCGGTGCATTCGACCCGGCCTTCGGTGCAAACGACACGATGAACCCGATTTCATCGGTCTATGGCGACCGCATGATTCCGCCATCGGCGATCAACCTGTGGACATGGGACTCGCGGCCGTATCCGTCTTTCCCGGTTGCGCTCGATGTCTGGAGCGACGGCGCAAACTGGGACACCGGTCATTGGCTTGACGCGCTGGTGACGACAGTTCTGAGCGATGCAGGCATCACCAACGTCGAAGTGGGGGCGCTCGGCGCGGGACCCGACGGCTATCTGATTGACCGCCCGATGTCGCCGCGCTCGGCGCTCGAACCCGTAACGCTCGCGTATGCGATCGGCGCTGCGGAGGATGGCGGCAATTTGAGTTTCTTTCCGCGCGGCGGCGAGCCGGCCTTGCAGCTGAGCGAGGACGATCTCGTCGTTCCGGACAGCGGTGCGCCGTACCGGTTGGTGCGTACACAGGAAACCGAGCTTCCGAACGAGGTCACGCTCTCCTTTTCCGACCCGCTGGCCGATTATCACAGCGCTGCGGTCAGCTCGCGGCGGCTGGTCGGCTCGTCGAAGCGCGTGTCACACGCCGACCTCGCCGTGGTGACGAACAATGCCGACGCGGAACGGCGCGCCGAAATCTGGTTGCAGGACACCTGGGCTGGCCGCGAGAGCGCCGAGTTTGCTTTACCGCCCAGCCGTCTCGCGCTTTCGCCGGGAGACGTGATCGCGCTTACGGCCGGTGGACGGCAGCGGCTGCTGGAAATTGGCGAAACGTCCGATACCGAAGATCGGCAGATCAAGGCGCGATCGATCGATCCGGACGTGTTCAACGTGCCGCAATCCGCTCCGCGCCTGCGGGCGCCGGCCATTCCGGTCGTGGTCGGTCCAGCCCATGTGCTGACGCTCGACTTGCCGATGTTGACGGATATCGATCCGCCGATCCTCACGCGCATCGCCGTGTTGGCCAATCCGTGGCCGGGCCCTGAAGCGGTGTGGCGGTCCGGCGACGGGCTGAGCTTTGAGCGGGCGGCGCTGGCCATTGCACCCGCCATCATTGGCGAGACGCTCGATGATCTGCCGCTCGGTCCGACCAGTCGCTTCGACCGCGTCAACAGCGTGCGCGTGCGTCTCTATCGCGGCACGCTCGCCTCGGTCTCCGACCTGATTTTGTTTGCGGGCGCGAACGCGGCCGCCGTGCAGCGCACCGACGGCGTGTGGGAGGTGCTGCAGTTCGCCAATGCCGAGCTCGTGGACACGAACACCTACAAGCTGTCGCGGCTTTTGCGCGGCCAGGCGGGCAGCGAATGGGCGATGGCTGATCCGCTGCCGGCGGGCGCGCCGTTCGTCGTACTCGACGGCAACGTCTTGCCGCTGGCGAGTGGGCTCAGTGCGCTCGGCCGCACGATGCAACTGCGCATCGCGGCGGCCAAACTGAGCTACGGCGATGCGAGTGCGGTGGCGCAGACGGTTACACCGACCGCGACGGCACTGATGCCGCTCTCGACGGTGCATCCGGCCGCAGTCCGTGACGGCAGCGGAGTGACGCTTTCGTGGATCCGCCGTACGCGCATCGACGGCGATTCCTGGGACGTCGTGGAAGTGCTGCTCGGCGAAGAAAGCGAGGCTTACGAGGTCGACATCCTCGATGGATCGAGCGTGGTGCGCACGCTCTCGACCTCCGCGCCGGAAGTTCTTTACGGCGCGGCCGATGAAACTATCGATTTCGGTTCACCGCAGACGAGCTTGACGATCGCTGTCTACCAGCTCTCGGCAAGCGTCGGCCGCGGCATCGCCGCGCAAGCCACGCTCAAATCCTAACTCACTTATCCCGATTGGAACCATGACCGACACCGCCAATCTCGGCCTGCCCTGTATCGATGCAGCGCAGGCGCAGAAACACATCACCCATAACGAAGCGTTGCGGCTGCTCGACACGCTGGTGCAGCTCGCCGTTCTCGACCGCGACCTTATGGCGCCGCCCGGGTCGCCGAGCGAGGGCCAGCGCTGGATCGTCAAGGCCGGCGCGACCGACGCCTGGGCTGGATACGACAGTCAGGTCGCAGCCTGGCAGGACGGCGGTTGGCAACTCAGCGCGCCGAAGATGGGTTGGGTCGCCTATGTGGTTGATGAGGGTGCCCTGGTCGCCTGGAACGGCAGCGCGTGGGTCGACGCGCTATCGATGGTGACTTCGCTGCAGAACATGACGCTGCTTGGAATAGGCACCACGGCCGACAGCACGAATCCATTCAGCGCCAAGCTCAACAATGCGCTTTGGACCGCAACGACCGTCGCGGAGGGCGGTACCGGCGATCTTCGCTACAAGCTGAACAAAGCGACGGCGGCAAATACGCTTTCAATGCTGTTGCAGGATAATTTTTCCGGCCGCGCCGAAATCGGACTCACCGGCGATGATGATTTCCATTTCAAGGTCTCGCCTGATGGTTCGACGAGGGCCGAGGCGCTCACCATCAGCAACACTAACGGCGGCATTCGCTTTCTGGCGGTCGAGAGCGATGTGGCGTCGGCCGCGACCTGCGATATCGGGTCGGCGGCCAGCCTCAAGGTTCGGATCACGGGTACGACGACAATCACGTCATTCGGAACGGTGCATCATTGCCTGCGTTTGCTGCGGTTTTCCGGTGCGCTGACACTTACCAACAATGCGACATCGCTGGTCCTACCAACCGGCGCCAATATTGTGACCGCGGCGGGCGACTGTGCGATCGCGACATCGGACGGATCCGGCAATTGGTGCGTGCGCGAATACCAACGTGCGGACGGCACAGCCCTCGCCGGCGGCACTCCCAACGATCGTGGAATGGTGAACGGGTTCCGCAACGGCACGATGGACGTCTGGCAGCGCGGCACCGCGTCAATGACTGTCACGACGTCTGGGGCCTATACCGCTGACGGCTGGATTGTTCTCCCGGCAGGCGCGAGCGTGGCGGTGGTCGCAGCCGCCGGCCGGGCCTTGACGGTCAACAGCCTGCAGGTCACCGGCGCCACGTCGGTGACCGATGTCGTCGTCAAGCAGCGCATCGAAAGCTATGTGGCTGCGCCGATGACGTCGCAGCTCGTCACCGTACAGGCTTGGGTGCGCAACGATACTGGCGGTTCGATCACGCCAACGCTCACGGTGAAACACGCCAACACGCAAGACGGTTGGGGCGCGTCAACAACGGATGTCAGTGCAGTCAGCCTGCAGGCGTGCGCCAATGCAGCATGGACCCAGGTTGCCTATACCTTCACCGATGCGGGCAACGCAGCGAATGGCCTCGAAATCAGTTTTGATTTCGGTAACAATTTGTCGACCAGCGGCAAGTCCATCAAGCTTGCCGAATGCGACATCCGCGTTACGCCGGGCGTTGCCACCGGACTCAATAGCAGTCCTCCACCCGCCGAGTTGCGCAACATTCAGCACGAACTCGCTTTTTGTCAGCGGTACTACTTCCGCCGATCGGCTCGGAGTTCTTCAGACGTTATCGGACTTGGACAGGCGTTTTCAACGACCCAGGCTTTTGGTTGCATCATTGATCTGCCAACACAAATGCGAACTACGCCAACCTTAAATATGTCGTCAGCATCTCACATCACGCCGTTTAGCGCCGGCGGGGGTACAGGTGGAGCTTTTTCAGGTGGCGCACTTTCATACGCAACCACCACCAGTTTCGGCATGAACCTAAGTGGCAGCTCAGGATTGGCTGCCGGCAACTGTACCATGCTTGAATTTAACACGACGTCCGGCTGGCTGGACGCGGGCGCGGAGCTTTGAAATCCATGGCTGATTATACGCTCACTGATGGATCAAGCGTTGTTCGAAATGACGATGGCGCATGGATTCCGGCCGATCCACACAATGCCGATTGGCAAAAATATCAGGCGTGGCTAGCTTCCGGTTATACGCCGTTACCGTACCAGCCACCGCCGGCGGCTCCCGAAGCGTGGCCGCCATACACGATCATCCTCGCGCTCGAAAAAACGGGCGTGGCAAATGTCATCTTGTCAAACACTGACGAACTGACCAAGGCCAAGTTCTATGCCGCGCGGCTGATACCGGAGACAGACCCGCTTTTGCTCGCCGCACTTACGGCAGTCGGCAAGACGATCGACGATTTGAAGGCGAACATCACGTTATGACGACGCACCGCGCCACTGCGGCCCGCATAGTTCCTCGCCATCGATATCATTTTGAAGACCTTCGCGGTTTGAGCGAGCCACTGCGGCCGGTATCTCGTAATGGCCCGGCTCGCCAAGCTAAAATTTTGAGGTGGATGATGCGACGCGTGCTCGCCGCTGCCTTTGCCATGCTTGTCGTACTTCCCGCGCTCGGCCGTGATTTCGGCCAATGGGATCGGATCGATTCCGGAATCGCGTCGTGGTTTTCCACGCTGATGCAGCCGGACAACCCGGTGGCCTCATGCTGCGGTGAGGCCGATGCCTATTGGGCCGACAGCTATGAAGCGGACGGGGACCGCTATGTCGCCATCATCACCGACGATCGGCCCGACCAGCCGCCGCAGCGCCGGCACGTTGAGCTCGGCACGCGCATCGTCGTGCCCAATACCAAGATCAAGTGGGACGCCGGCAATCCGACCGGTCACGGCGTGATCTTCCTCGGCGCCGATGGCTTTGTCTGGTGTTACGTGCCGCCGGGCGGCGTCTAGCCGCGGTCGCCTTCCGCAACAATTCAGGATCAAGCGCATGAAGGCCGATCAAGCCGAATGCCTCGAACGCGTCCTCGTCAGCGAGGGTGGCTACAGCAATCATCCTGCCGATCCGGGCGGCCCAACCAATTGGGGCATCACGATCGCCGACGCGCGGCGCTATTGGAAGCCGGGCGCGACCGCCAGCGATGTCCGCGCCATGCCGAAGGCGATCGCCATGGGCATCTACCAGGACAAATATTGGGACGCTCTGAACTGCGATGCGCTTCCGGCTGGGCTCGACTATTCGCTATTCGACTACGGCGTCAATTCAGGCATCGCGCGTGCCGGCAAGGTGCTGCGGCGCATCGTCGGCGTTGCTGATGCCGACTGGCAGGTTACCGACGCGGTGCTTGCCGCCATCGCCAAACGCGATGCTAAAACCATCATCGCGGCGCTCGACGACGAGCGATTGACGTTCCTGCGCTCGCTCAAGACCTGGCCAGTTTTCGGCGCAGGCTGGGGCGCTCGCGTCAGTGCTGTCAAAGCCGCGTCGCTCAATATGGCGGCCAACGCACCGCGTGCACCGAGTTCTCCGCAGACGAGCGCCAAAGGCCATGTGCCGTCGCCTAAAGGCACACGCGCCGTGGTCGCCGCCGGCGGTGCGGCCGTGGCAACCGGCGGAGGCGGGCTGCTGAGCTGGCTTGGCGCGCATCCGTTCGACGCCTGGATTTCGGCTGTCGGTGTGATCGCTCTCATCGGTGTCGTGCTCGCGGTGGTGCACCAGGTGCATCAAGCCAGGCAGATGGCGCCGACCCCGAACAGTCCCGCAGTGCCGGCGCCGGCCGCTGCATAGCGCGCATCCGTCCCTCAATGTTGAAAGGTCGAACATGGCGAGAGCTGTGCACGTGGAATTTTTGGAAGGCCTTGGCGATGATTTCACCTCGCCCGGTGTGCTCGCCATGGCCGCGCAGGTGCGCAAGCTTGGCGCGAATTTTTCGGCGACCGTGCGGCACTGGTACCAATGGCGCGATGCGGCGGCGGCGCTCAAGGCTGCGCCCGCAAGCGATGCCCGGGCCGTTGTCGGCTATTCCAACGGCGGCAGGGAAGTGACCGGCGTCAGCGATTCCGGCTTTCCTCTGGACTTGCTGATCGCGCTCGATCCGACGATCTGGCTCGCCTGCTCGCCGCTTCACGTCAACGTCAAGCAGGCGATCTGCTTCCACAACATCAATCCGGTGAGTTCGTTTCCTCCCGTCGGCCACGCCTCGCTCACGACCGCGGCCGACTTCAAGGGCCGGCTGCGCACCATCGACACCTGGGACCTGCACATGAACGTCGACACCGACCCGGTCATCCAGGCGGTGGTACTGGCGGCCATCAAGCAGCTCGCCGCTTGAACCTCATGCAGGAGAAATGACATGACCTTCTTTCTGGGACTGGCCGTCGGCGCGACGTTGGGCGTCGCGCTGGCGACGCACAGCGCTCTCGCCGGCGCGTGGCAATCGCTCCATGCGAAGCTCAAGGGCTGGCGCACCATGATCTGGGGCAGCGTGCTGACCGCGACGGCGCCGCTCATCGAAACGCTCGATACGCTCAAGACGGTGGATTGGTCGCAATTCCTCACGGCGCGCAATGTTGCCATGGCCGCTGCCGGCATCGGCATCGTCACGCTATGGCTGCGCTGGCTGACCACGGGCGCCGTCGGGGAGAAGCGCTGATGTTCGCCTGGCTCACCAACCTGCTCGGCACCGGCATCTTCCATATTTTCGGCACCGAGATCCTGAGCCCCATCTTGCAGGCCTGGGCCAACAAGCAGAACGTCGACCTCGAAAAATTCAAGACTGCGGCTGGCACCAGTGAGGCGCTCGCGGTGCAGGTGCTGCAAGCCAACCTGCAATACGACACCCAGAAGATCGCGTTCGCCACCTCATTGCTGTCGTGGTGGCCGTTCCGGATTATTTTGCTGGTGCTGATGCTGCCGCCCGCCATGCATTTTGCTGCGATTATGTGCGACAGCACATTTCCCCTCCGGTGGGGAATCCCCAAAGTGCCGCCGCCTTATGACGGCTACGAGCGCGAGTTCATCTTGTTTTTCATCGTGGCGAAGCCGGTCGACAGCCTGGTCAGCGGCATTGGCGCGGCGCTCACGGCGTGGCTGGGACGCGCCACTAATAATGTGCGGCCGACTACATAG